CTTTTAATTATGGTCGTAACGAATTAATGAATACAGAAAGACTAAGACCACCACAGTCTTTTATGATGAAGCCAGAAGTAGGAAAACTATTAGTATTTCCTTCTTGGTTACAACACATGGTATATCCCTTCAAAGGTGAGGGAGAAAGAAGAACAGTAGCATCTAACTTAAATTGTTGGGATGTTCCAAAAGAATCATTAATAGAAGGAGAAGAAGATGGAAATGTTAATTAACGCAATTAGCTGGATTACAATAATAGTAACAGTTGCTAGTTTTATAGCAGCCTCTACGCCAACACCTAAAGATGATGTATGGATTGGTAAGCTATATAAGCTTATAGATTTACTAGCTTTGAACATCGGCAAGGCGAAACAAAAATGAACTGGTTAAAAAAAATGTGGCAAAACGTCAGGGGCGTTGAAAGTAAAACAGTCAGAGCTAGAACAGAAAAAGGTCATTTTGTTGCTGATGATAAGTCTACACCAGACGTAAATGAGGCTTACACTACAGTTGAAGTAAAAAAGAAAGGTAAACGCAAGAAGAAATAATGGCAACCGCAAAAGACGCACTTCATCAAATTAGTTCACACGAAAAAGAGTGTGCTATACGTTATCAAAACATAGAAAAACGTCTTGATGAAGGCTCTGAAAAATTTAAGAAATTAGAAAATATGCTCTGGGGTGTTTACCCATTTATGGTAGGAGCTATCGTTCTCACAAAGTTTTTATAGATGGAAGAGGAACTACTAAACGAACCAACTATAAAGAAAAAGCTAGAGCTTGATATTGACGTTTCACCCAACTATTTATCAGTGAATCCATTTCAAAAATGGGTACATCTAGCTAAAACAGTAGACGCTTGGCGAATATTCCCTAGAGCGTTTGTCAGCGTCTACATCTTACTACTATACAAAGTAGTCACTTGGTTTATGACCATACCTGAACCCAACCTAGAACAATCAGCTTTAGTGTCTGTTGTTGTAGGTGCAATGGCAGCTGTTTTTGGTATCTACGCTGGCACATCAGGACAAAGTAAAAAGTTTAAAGGCGAGGATTAATCTTGGAAGCGTTCAATCTGATCGCTGAATTAGGTCTGCCAATAGCTGGTGCTTTAATTATGGCTTACTTTATATTCTTGGTCATGAAACAGCTTATGGATGGTTTGATTAGTGAAATCCAAACTGTACAAGGAATTACCAAAATGCTCATCACTAGAGCTTCTATTATGAATAATGATATGATTCGCATAGACACAAGTGTATCTAGTGCTCTTAATCTGCCACCAGACTTGGACAGGATAGCTAGAGCTGAAAACTTTGTAGAGGATGGGAAAATAGATGCCAGAAGAGATTAATGGACATAGTACAGATAGTAGCTGATTTTGGTTTTCCAGTAGTGATGGTAGTTGGACTAGGCTACTTTGTTTACTTTGTGTGGCAAACGATTACCAATAAGATTGACCCAGCTGTACAAGAAATGAAAGGCACAATCATACGTTTGACAGATCAGCTCAGGCTGCTCGACCAAGACATGATTCGTCTTCAGCAAAAAGTGAATACAGTTATAGAGGTAAAGGAACAAGATGAAAAATCGAAAAAGACCTGACGAAATGTTGCTTATAGCTTCTATGATAATCGTTATGTTTGTCGTCATAACTGTGCAAGCTGATGAAATGACTCACAAGTTTAAGAACCCAAGCTTTTCAGGTATAGGAACATCCAGTCATTATCTGACTATAGAAAATCAAGAGTTCAACAGAAAAGAAGCAATACGAGAAGAACTTAGAGCATATACTGAAGACCTAGAAAGAGAAGCAGAAAACACCACGTTAGCTCGGTTCATACGAAATCTTGAATCACGCATCTATGCACAGCTTTCAAGACAATTAGTAGATAGTCTATTTGGTGAGACTGCTTCTGAGTTTGGCATTTTGGAATTGGAAGGAAACACCATAGAATATAGAGTAGAAGACGACAAGGTAACATTAATAATTACAGATGAAGAAGGCAATACAACAGAAATTACTGTACCTCTCGGTTCTTTTACTTTCTAGTTGTGCTTTGATTGTAGACCCATTAGACAATGGAATACCACCCATAAGAAGTATTGAATCAGCAGAGGTTGGTTCCTTATTGACCAAACTAGCAGAAGTGCCTTCACCTATACGAAAACCTGTAGTAGCTGTCTACCCAAGCTCTTTCAAAGACAATACAGGACAACGCAGAAGCAATAGTCAATACGCAAGTTTCAGTACAGCCATAACACAAGCTCCTGACGCTTACCTCATAAGAGCACTAAAACACTCTGGTGTGTTTGAAGTGGTAGAACGTACAGGACTAGACAATCTAACAAAAGAACGCCAAATTATTCGTACAACCAGAGAAAGTTTTGATGAAACTCAAAAGGTCAAACCTTTACTTTTTGCTGGGTTATTGATGGAGGGTGGTGTAGTCGGTTATGAAACCAATGTTAAATCAGGTGGTGCTGGAGCAAGATACTTAGGTATTGGAGCTTTGAAAGAGTATAGGCAAGATTCTGTCACCATATCCTTACGCACAGTTTCTGTGAGCACAGGTAAAATTTTGATTGAAGTTTTAGTAACAAAAACAATACTTAGTTCAGCAGTGTCTTCAGATGTGTTCAGATTTTATGCAAACAATACTGAGCTAGTTGAAATAGAAAGTGGTATAGTAGAGAATGAGTCTATAAACATTGCTTTACAGATGGCAGTAGAGACAAGTGTATTACGCACAATAGAGGAGGGCTATGAAGAAGGCTATTGGCAAAAGGATAAGAAGACTGATATTGGTAAGCCTGATTGCGATGACGAATGTATCGCTACTATTAGGGGCTGACAACGAAATATACATAGATCAGTCAGGTGCTACATCTAACTTGGATATAGAACAAGTTGGGGGTAGTGGAAACATAATTGGTGGGTCAGATGCTACAGCTGGCTCTTCTAATATGACACCATTAGATTTAGATGGTGCAACCATGACCTTAGATATATTGCAAAAGGGCTCAACAAATAAATTCTTGGGCGATATATGGGCAGATAACTACACAGGCTACTTCTCGTTTATAGGCGATACAAATACATTTAACATGTCTACAGACGAAACAAACGCTACTGGAGCTGATGGTTCTAATGTAAACGTACAAGTCACAGGCAACACGAACACCATGACTCTCAATCACGCTATGACTGCACTAGCAGCTAATTTGGATTTAGATTGGATTATACAAGGTGGTGGTAACAGTATCACAGCATCCATAGATGTAGATGGTGCTACTAACTACATGGATATAGATGGTTCAGACAACACAGTAACATACGATGGAGATGGATATGCTGGTGGTTACTTCTATCTAGATCATACAGGTGGTTCAAGAACTTTTAACATAGACCAAGAATCAACTCAAGATAATGATTGGCTCAAGATTACGTCTGTTGGCTCTAATGGCACAGTTTGTGTCACTCAGTCAGACTCAACTACTTCATTCGTCTGTTGATATAGGTTCTATCTCAGAAGTTAGAGGTAATGCACAAGTTCTCAGAGACAAACCTTATGGTGCTGAATTAGAGTTTAACATCCAACAAATGGATGATGTCCGCACAGAAGCTGGCAGAGTTGCCATAACTTTTGAGGATGATTCAACAGTCAAACTAACAGAACATTCTAAACTGGTTATAGATGAATATATCTATGACCCTGACCCCTCAAAGTCAAAAATGGCTTTGAAATTTGCAAGTGGCACAGCACGATTTATTACAGGCAAATTCAATAATAAAAGCAATATATCTATTAAGACACCTACAGCTGACATAGCTATTAGGGGCACAGATTTTACTTGTACAGTAGATGAGCTTGGAAGGTCTTTGGTTATATTGCTACCAGATGAAAATGGCATATCTAGTGGTGAAATTATTGTAGCTACTGCTATGGGCAGTGTTACACTCAACAAGCCATATCAGGCAACTACAGTATCTGTTTACGAAAACAGCCCAACAAAACCAGTAACTTTAGACATATCACTAGACTTGATTGATAACATGCTGATTGTTAATCCTCCAGAGGAAACAGAACAACAGGCAGAAGAAACACAATCAAGAACAACAGTAGATTTTTTAGAGTTTGATGACTTAGATATAGACTATCTTAATGAAGATTTTTTGGATGCTGAAGCTGACCTAGAGTTTACAGAATTAGATATAAACTATTTGGATGTAAATTTTCTTGAAGATTTACTCAATGTGATTGATGCACTAGCTATATCAAAAGAAGAAGACCAATTAAAACAAGGTGGTGTAGGTATTCGCATAGTAGGAACTAACATAGGTCAAGACAAAGATACACAGATAACTACTATAGTCACAGGTCAAAATATTAGTCTTACCAGAACAGTCAGCCAAAGTGTTAAACTAAACTTAGATGGTTCTGATAGCTATACGATAATATTGATACAAGATGGTGTGTCTAACACAGTTAAAATTAATGGTGGTTCTTCTACAACAATAAAAATCAAGCAAGGTTCTGGATGAAAAAACTTATACCACTATCACTCATACTTATATTGGTGTTGCCATTTATCTATCAAACCACGCCACTTGAAGTTCTTAAACTTAGAACTTTTGATGCTTTAATACCAGAACAGAATGAAAGTGGTAATTTTGTAATACTAAACATCACTGAGAATGATATTGCTAATGAAGGCGGTTATCCTTTATCAAGACAAACCTTAGCTCAAATACATATTAACCTTTTGCGTAGAGGAGCTATGGGCGTAGGTTGGGTTATGGCTTTTCCGCAACCAGATAGATTTGGTGGTGACTTTGAGTTTATGGAAGCACTCTCTTTTTCTCCCAGTGTTCTTGCTATGTTTGAAGGAGAGGGAGACTACCCACCTACATCTGGAACAGTTATTTTAGGTGAAGATGCTGGTGGTATGATGACAGAAGGCGTTATAGAGAATATAGATGTTTTAAAACAAAACAGTGCACAAGGCATAGCAGTAGCTAGAACAGACGTTGACAATCTAATTAGAAGATTACCACTGCTAATGAAAACACCAGATGGTTGGGTGTCTTCATATGCCACAGAAGTTTTGAAAGTTTTGGCTGGAGCTGAAACATATGTGATTAAAACTAACGATAATGGCATAGAACAAATCAGAGTAAGAGGCATACCACCTGTATCAGTAGATTCATTAGGTCGTAAGTGGATTAGTTGGGTAGACACACCACAAACTAATCTTTCTGAAATGGATGTAGAAAATAAATTTGTATTTGTAGGATTCACTGCTAAAGGCATCATGCCACAGCTGGCAACTCCTGTAGGCTTGTTAGAGCCACACAAAATACAAACAGCTCTAGCTGAGTCAATACTGATAGAAAACAGCCCCTATGTGCCTGATTGGTCGTTTGCAGTCGAATTTATGACCTTATTGTTATCAATAATACTCATTTGGGTAATTTTAAGTGTTTCAGGCATAACTTTAGGCATATCTTTGGGCGTTATTGTGATGTTATCCACAGGTTATACAGGATATTACTTAATACAGTCAGGGATGTTGATTGATGTCACTTGGACACTCATTTCACAGTTTATTACTGGTTCTACAGCCTTTTATGTGCGTTTTAGAGAGCAATACAAGGCAAGACAGTTGATAAAACAGCAATTTGGTAAGTATTTAGACCCTAGAATGGTCAAAAAACTGCAAAAAAACCCAGAATTATGTCAAATTAATGGTGCTAGGGTCGATTGCTCCATAATTTTCACAGATTTAAGGGGTTTTACGAGCCTTTCTGAGTCTGTAGAGCCAGAAATGGTCACTTATATCATGAACTCTGTCTTAGATGTACAAGTACAGGCTGTAAATCAATTTTCAGGCGTTACAGACAAATTCATAGGCGATGCTGGAATGTTTCATTTCAACACAATCATTCCACAAGAAGACCATCACCAGTTGGCATGTGACGCAGCTAGACAGATAGAGAAAAACATTGTCGAATTGAACCAGCGTTTTGTAGAAGAAGGTATACCAGAAATAGCTATTGGTATTGGTGTTAACAGCGGAATTTGTATTGCTGGAAATTTTGGAGCTACAGATAGATTTGCCTTTAGTTTGATTGGTGACCCATGTAACGTAGCAGCTCGTCTTGAGTCAGGAACCAAGGAGGCTGGTGTAAGTACCCTCATAGGGCACGAAACAGCACAAAAGTGTAAATATGTGTTAAAGTCACTACCAGATTTAACAGTTAAAGGAAAAGCTGAGGCGTTAAAAGTATATACATGGGCATGAAATTATCATTAATACTAGGAGGCTTGTTAGTTGTGACTATTGGTAGTTCAGCATGGTACATAGACTATCAAGCAGACCAAATCAGCACGTTAAAAGGCAACCAAGTAGTCTTGGAGACTAAAATAAAAGAACAAAACGAGGCTATAGAAAACCATCTAAAGCAAGCAAAACAACAACAACAACAAATGAATACTCTTGCAGACGAAAACAGAAAAGCTCTTGCAAACGTAAACAAACTTAGAAAAACATTTGCAAACTTAGACCTAGATGAATCAGCATTAGCAAATCCAGAAGACTTACAACGTAGAATAAATAGAGGCTCAGAAAGAGTAATGCTTGAGCTTGAGAAACTAAGCAACCCAAATCAATTTGATGAAGAATATACTGATAGTTAGTCTTGCAGTAATTACTGCCAGTTGCTCTATGTTGCCACAGGTCAAACCTGTGCAAGTTAAGACCATAGCTGAAAGACCACCCATATATCATCCACCCTTACCACAACCTATGAGCTTGACCAATGTAGATTGGGAAGTAATGACACCAACTACTATGCAAGAATACTTAGATAATCTTGAGTCTGGCAATGCACCTCCTAGAGCTTTTTATTCATTGTCTAGCAGAGAATACGAAAACCTTAGCATGGATATGGCTGAAATAACTCGATACACCAAGGACATACTTTCAATAATCAAATATTATAGAGAATTAGACAAACCACAGGAAAAAGATGAGTAAGACACCAGATGCTTTTGTTTATAACGCAAAACTAGAGAGAATTATAGATGGAGATGGCTTTGTTCTAAGCGAAATAGATTTAGGATTTAATATTAAATTAGCCAATCAATCAGTACGCTGCCATGGAATCGACACTCCAGAATCTAGAGTCAATACAAAAAGACAACCTGAAAGAACAGCAGAAAAGGCTTTAGGTCTGAAAGCCAAGAAGAGGTTAGGAGAACTTTTGACAGGAGATATAAAAATTAAATCATTAGGTCGTGGCAAGTATGGTAGATTGCTTGGCATACCTTACGATTGCAATGGAAACAACGTATGTGAAATACTTATTAAAGAAGGTTTGGCTTCACCTTATTTCGGTGGTACAAAAAAAGCTAAAGTCAGAAAAGATGGAACATGGGGAGAGTAATATGCAAATATCACAAGAAGGATTAGCGTTAATTAAAAAGTTTGAAGGTTGTGAGCTAGAGGCTTACAAGTGTCCAGCTGGTGTATGGACTATAGGTTATGGACATACCAAAGATGTCAAAGAAGGTGACAAAATTAACAAAGATGAAGCTAACTATTTACTGCAAGAAGAAATGATTGAGTTTGAAAGTTACATAGATGACATGGTTGAGGTAGAGCTTAATCAAAGTCAATATGACGCTCTTTGTGCATGGGTGTATAACTTAGGACCCTCAAACTTAGGCAGTTCTACGTTGCTCAAGGTCTTGAACGAAGGCAAATACGAAGAAGTGCCACAACAAATCAAACGATGGAACAAAGCAAATGGCGAAGTATTGACTGGTTTGATACGCAGACGTGAAGCTGAAGCTCTACTATTTCAAGGTAAAGAGTGGAGTGAGGTTTAGCATGTCAGACAAATGCACTATACTGACCCTAGACACATTGTGTTTAGGGTTGGGTAGCTACTATGTCACTACCTAGTTACTCAACCTGACTAAGTTATGAGCGACATATCATTAAAAGATTTTGATATTCTTTCTGAACAAGACAAAGCAGAAGCACTAGCTTTACTTAGTCGTTACGAACAATTAGACAAGCAAGATTCTTGTCAAAACGACTTCATGGGTTTTGTAAAACATATGTGGGGTGACACTTTTATAGAAGGCAGACACCACAGAATAATTGCAGATAAATTCAATAGAATTGCACAAGGCAAACTAAAACGTCTAATTGTGTGCTTACCACCAAGACATTCTAAATCTGAATTTGCGTCAACATTTTTTCCAGCATGGATGATGGGTCTAAATGGTGCTTTAAAAATAATACAGTGTACTCACACAGCAGAATTAGCTGTGCGATTTGGTAGAAAGGTAAGAAATCTTATTGATAGTGAAGATTTCAGAGTTATTTTTCCAAATTTAAAACTTCAGGCAGATAACAAATCAGCTGGTAGATGGACAACAAACCAAGATGGTGAATCGTTCTATGCTGGTGTGGGTGGTGCAATTACAGGTCGTGGTGCTGATTTACTTATTATAGATGACCCACACTCTGAGCAAGATGCCTTGTCGCCAAAGTCACTAGAGTCTGCTTATGAATGGTACACATCAGGACCTAGGCAAAGACTACAACCCGGTGGCACTATAGTGATAGTTATGACACGTTGGAGTACCAAAGACTTGGTAGGTAAAGTTTTGAAGAAACAAGGTGATGACAATGCTGACCAATGGGAAGTTGTCGAGTTTCCAGCGATATTACCAGAAAGTGAAAATCCTTTGTGGGGTGAATTTTGGAAGAAAGAAGAATTGTTATCAGTTAAAGCTTCATTGCCAGTATCTAAATGGAACGCACAGTGGATGCAAAACCCAACTTCTGAGGAAGGTTCTATTGTAAAAAGAGAATGGTGGCAACAATGGCAAGGCGAAGACGTGCCTGATTACAGTTATGTCATACAAAGTTACGATACTGCTTTCTCTAAGAAAGAAACAGCTGATTATTCTGCTATCACTACATGGGCTATATTTCAAGATCGTGATGAAGTTGACCAAATAATACTGTTGGATGCCAAAAGGTACAGGGTAGATTTTCCTGAGCTTAAAAGAATAGCTTTTGATGAATACAAGTATTGGGAACCAGATTGTGTGTTGATTGAGGCTAAAGCATCAGGAACGCCATTGACACAAGAGCTAAGACGTATGGGCATACCTGTTACATCTTATTCACCCAGTAGAGGACAAGACAAGATAGCAAGAATGAACAGTGTTGCTCCTATATTTGAATCTGGTATGGTTTGGGCTCCTGATGAAGACTTTGCAGACGAAGTAAGAGAAGAATTAGCATCATTTCCATTTGGCGATAATGATGACTATTGTGATAGTACAACTATGGCTTTGATGAGATTCAGACAAGGTGGTTTTTTGTCTTTGAAAGAAGATTATCAAGATGAAGCAAAGTTTTTATCTAAAAACAGAACAGTGTATTATTAATGAAGATATTTTTAACCACATTTGTGCACGACACAAAAGAATATGAAGGACCTGATATACATGCAGAAACTTGGGAGGAAGCTCAGTTGATTGCAGAATCACAAGGATTGATACTAGAAGGTGAATTGACAGAATTAGTTTCTTTAGGTGACGAGATAAGACCTAGAGTGCTACACTAAAGATTATGGCAGTAGATAAACAATTAGGAACAGAAGACAATCCAGATATTATGGAACAAAGTTCTGCTGTTGTAGTAGAGCAAGAACCAACAAGACAAGAATTAATTACAGACGCAGCTGAAATACTTGTTAGTGAAGATGAAGTGTTGGTAGGCGATGAGTTGCTAGAACAACCCATGCCTCAGATGGATTTCAACTCTAACTTAGTAGAATTTATAGATGAAGATGTTTTACAAAAGATAGCTTCTGATTTAATGAGCTCTATACAAAGTGACAAACAATCCAGAAGTGAGTGGGAAAAAACTTACAAAGAAGGTCTTGAGTATCTTGGCATGAAGTTTGATGAAACTAGGTCACAGCCATTTGAAGGTAGTTCTGGTGTGGTTCATCCTTTATTAGCAGAAGCAGTTACTCAGTTCCAAGCCCAGAGTT